GTTACAGCGGCAAACTGTCGGGCGGTCTCACTCTTGCCCGTGCCCTTGGGGCCACCAAACCAGATCGACTCACCCGTGTCCTGAGACAACAGCAGGTGTTGGAGGATGCCCTCAGTCCAGATGAAGTGGGGGTCAACAGCCGGGGCGGTTGGGTCGTTCCAGATGTCTACCGACAACTGGTTTCCATTTCGATCCAGCACGTTGACCCCGAACGCATCGAGGCAGGTCTCGGTGCTGACCACACGCACAGAGGACAGGTTGGCCACCACTGCTTGAGCGCCAGCGGCCTCGACTGCCTGTTTGAACGGGGCGAAGGCATCGGCCACGACCTTGGCCACGGCCTCCTCCACCTTACGGTCATCAACCTTGACCTTGCTGGCCTTGCTGATTTTCTCAAGGCTGGCCTTGATCTGGTCGAGGTCGGCGGTGCGGTCTTCACGCTCGATCGCCAAGCGGGTGTTGAGGTTGGTCAGGTCGTTCTTGAACCCGTCCTTCATGTCTTGCACCGCTTGGAGGGCATCCAAGGCATCAGCGGCGGCACGACCAGCCACGGCGGCAACAGCGGGGTCAGCACCCACAGGGGCAGAGGCAGGCGGTGTTGATGGCGGGGCTGTTCGTATGGCATCCAGCGTCAACTTGTTGAGCGTCACGGCCTCGGCCAGCAGGTCGGCGGCGGTGTTCTTTTGGTTCGACACCGACCCCAACAAGGGGCGGCTGTCACCGTACAAATACCATGCACCCATTACACGGGCGATGGGCAGTTTGAGGATTTCGTTTTTGATCTGGGCGATGTTGATTAATTGATTCACGGTGTTCTCCTGTTTAAACAAGGTTGAGGGTGTCGCTGTCCTGTGGGCAGGACGGTAGGCCAAGGGCGGCCCATTTTTGGGTGAGTCGCACGGTGTACCCGCACGATGGGCACACGGCCTTAAGCATGCGGGTGCCCTGCACCTTCTTGCTGTTCATGGTCAAGGCGGCATGAGGGTAAGGGCCAAGGCTGTCGATGATGGCCCCGTAGGTGGGCTCGAATTGAACACCCCGGCCAGTGGCTTTCCATCCCTTGGGGCCAAGGCTTGGCACAAGGTGCATGGCGGCGGCGGCCTTTTGGAAGTTGATGCCATGATTCATAGCACCAGCGGTCGAGTGGCACAACTCATGCACCAACACGTCAAACACATGGAGGGGGTCGTCCAATGTGGGGCTGATCAAAACCTCAAAGGTCTTGTCGGCTGATGCGGTGTCGGCCCAACATTCGCCGATGGCACCCGAGCGCTTGGCGTTGCTCGGGAAGCCGCACGTCACCCGAACGTTCGCTGGCAGGGGTTTGCCCACGGTATCGAAAAAGGGGCGAAGTTCATTCACGGCGGCGGTGAGCCACTCTTCACGGTTTGCAGTTGTCATATCGTTCTCCTGAAAGTAGCACTAGTGTGCCTGTTTAAATTGAAATGGTCAAGCCTTGACCACATGAGCGCCAAGGATGGCGTTGAAACGGTCTGAGCCGACCCGCTCGATCAGCGCCTCGACCTGAGCGAAGGCCAGAGTCTTGATCTCAGGGTAGGTGAACCCGTAGGTGGACACCGGACAGCCACGGTGCATGGCCTCAAGGTGTAGAAGCTTGCCGCCAGAGCCGGGGTCGGACACGACCCATTCGCCCGAGTCGTTTTTGTGGAGGTGCAGGGTGTGGGTCACTGCCCCGGCATGGCAGACCAGCAGGTGGGACTTGACGGTCTTGATTTTGGAGCCGTCTTTGCGGCGCAGGGTGATGGTAGGCATGGTGGTTCCTTTGGTTGAGGGGGATTGCACTCACAGGCCCACAGGGTGGGCTAGTGGCTGAAATCACGGGCGGTAGACCTCGTAAGACCGGATGGGACTGCGGCGGTTGGTGAAGTGGTCAACGAAGGCAGGGGTGATCCCGGCCTGTTTAAACGCACCAATGAGCAGGGACAGGTCGCAGTCCTCTTCAAGGTAGACCGACTGCCCACGTTGGTAGGAGTAGGTCGAGACCTTGTCGGCGATGCCAAGGTCGGTCAGCACGGTGCGCTTGACTGCGGCCCAGCCGTGGCCGGGGTCAGAATAGAAGTGAATTTTCATGATTGTTTTTTCCATTTTGCGTAGTCCTCAGTGGATTCAAAGGCCCAAAAACCGTCAGTTGCTCGGGCAACAGCACAGGCCCAAGGGGCACGTTTGTAGGCGGTTCGGTAGGTTTTGCACTCAATGAATTGTTTTCTCATGGCTTGCTTTCAAATAATCTCAGGGTTGAAGGGGTGAATCTGGTCAGGACTCATCAGTTGTGCTGGGGGCTCGGCGGCTGGCAACAGCCTCTCTCTCGCCCTTGGACAGGGCATCTCGGCGGTCACGCACGGCATCCAGTTCGGCGTACAGCTTGACCACATAAGGGTTGCTCATGTCAGCAGGGTGCAGTTGCAGGGTGTCGTGTATGTCACGCATTGCATGGTGGCACTGGTTCAAGGTGTAACCCTTGAACTTGTTACGGCACACGGCGGTCAGTTCGGTATAGGTCATAGTGGTCTCCAAGGTGTGCGAAATGGCACTGCAATGCCCACAGGATGGGCATCACGGTTGCATCTCATAGATGTTTTATCTACCGTCTCAGTGGACGGTGCAAGGCTTGAACCTTGCCTGACTTGCTCCCAAGCTTCCCTTGGGTTTCGCCTCAGACCGACCGTATCGTGGGCCGTTCACATCAGTAATATTGCTATCACTGAGACGAAGAATAGCACAAGCATTTAAACGCTGTCAATACCCAAGTGAGTTGTGGGGTTATTAGGTCGAGGGCCAGTCTGCGGGTGAGGGTGAGATGCAGTGGGTTCTGCGCTCTTATATGTAGGAGACGACACCCAAGATTGAGGGGTCTACAAGCCACGATCAGGGGTCGAAGCGGGGTAGGTATGGGTGGGATTTAAACAGGGCCAGCAGGCCCGGTGTGCGATGAGAAAGTACTAAAGAACTTATCCACAGTATCCACAGGAGGTTGTGGATAACTCAACTTATCAACAGGTGCTTGTGGATTGGTGTGGATAACTTTGTAATACCTTTTCATCGCACAAGTGGTGTAAACGAACGATCGAGGGAGGGTCAAGGGGTAGGTAGCTTGCAGGGGTGATCGGGTCTCTGATAGACTCCGGCGTGCGAACGGTGCTGAATGTTTAAACAGGCTGGACGAAACCACAGGAGCGGAACAATGAGCGATACACAAAGGCCCGGACGGGCCACGAAAGATGAACTGCTTGCGGCACTTGAGGCGGCACACATGGCGGATGATGAGGGCGATGATGAAGGCCCGGTCTTGAGCGAAGCGGAACGGTTGGCCGCTCACGCAGAACCACCAGTAATGAGAGTAGATGGAAAGCCAAGAGGAAGCGAAGACTACAAGAGGGTGCAACCCTTGACGCCATCACAAATGGAATTCACGAAGGGCATGATCGCAGGGAAGACCATGCGCCAAAGCTACAGGGATGCATACCCAAACGCCAAGGGATCAGACCAAGTGATCACGTCCAGCGCATACAGACTGAGCAGAGACCCACGCATACAACACGCACTACAGGAAGCATGGGGCGAGACCATCGAGGTGCTGTCAGAGGACACGGCGTCAACCAAACGGTATGTGCTGAAAGAGTTGCTGGCACTGACTAAAGGGGCCAAGCAGGAAGGGTCACGGTTGAAAGCACTGGAACTGATGGGCAGAGCCGCTGGTATGTTCAACCACACCATCGAAGCAGTGACTGAGAAACCCAGCGCAGAGCAGTTGCGCAGAGAGTTGTCGGGCCACCTCAAGCTGTTGGACAACGTGAAGCCTATGCCTAAGCGCAAGGCTGGCGTGTAAACGCATGGCAACGGTCATCCTCTCGTGCAGGGAACTGGCATCACCCCACCCGTACCCCACCCGCCTTTATGAGGGGGCACGGCCCCGCACGCGTATGCACTGGAATGCACACAACCAAATATGTTTCCCCAGAGACCACCCCCTTGCTCACCAAATTCCGACCCCCGGGGGGTACATATATTTTTCGGAACCCTTTGCGAACGTTCTGATTGAGTGTAAACTCGTTTAAACGGAGGATGAGATGAACGCAGGTCATCAGTTGGTGTTGGACTTCATAAAAGCCTATGTACGTTTACACGGAGTGCCTCCGTCGTATTCTGTGATCGCACGCGGGTTGGGCTTGAAGAGTAAATCCAACATCCACCGGGTGATCCACATCTTGCAGGATGAGGGCTTGCTGGTGATCAAGCCCCACAAGTTCAACTCGATCAAGCTGATCGACCGCAGTGTGAAGGGGGTAGCTTCTCTATGATGTCTCGCGCAGAGGTGGAGAAGTACCGGGAGTTAATTCCGCTGGTGGATGATCTTGAGCGTGCGAAGATCATGATGTTGCTTGAGTACGACAGGATTGAGAAGTGCAAAGAGTCGTTCATCTATTTCGCCTCCCACATGTGGCCGGGGTTCATTTCCGGTAAACACCACCAGATCATGGCCAGCGCCTTTGAGCGCGTGGCCAAGGGAGAGTTGAAGAGGCTGATCATCAACATGCCTCCTCGGCACACCAAGTCCGAGTTTGCCTCCTACCTGCTACCCGCTTGGTTTCTGGGGAAGTACCCTGAGAAGAAGATCATCCAGACTGCTCACACCGCAGAACTGGCTGTGGGTTTTGGCCGAAAGGTGAGGAACTTGGTTTCCTCTGAAGCCTTCTCCCGGGTTTTTGACACCAAGCTGTCCTCTGATTCCAAGGCAGCAGGCCGTTGGAACACCGGAGCCGGGGGTGATTACTTCGCTATCGGTGTCGGCGGTGCGGTTACCGGTAAGGGTGCTGACCTGCTGATCATCGACGACCCCCATTCGGAACAAGAAGCCAAGCAGGGAAACCCCGCAGTCTTCGATAACGTCTATGAGTGGTACACATCTGGCCCCCGTCAGCGTCTTCAGCCCGGTGGGGCCATCATCATCGTGATGACCCGGTGGTCCAAGAGGGACTTGACCGGCCAAATCCTGAAAAACTCGGAAAAAGACGGTGTAAACGACTGGGAGGTCATCGAGTTCCCCGCCATTTTGCCGTCGGGTACTCCGCTGTGGCCCGGTTTTTGGAAGAAAGAGGAGCTGGAGGCCATCAAGGCTGAGATTCCCGTCTCCAAGTGGGAGGCCCAGTACCAACAGAACCCCACCTCCGAGGGAAACGCGATCATCAAGCGCGACAGCTGGCGGGTTTGGGAGTCGGAAATCGCCCCTCAGTGCGACTACGTCATCCAAAGCTGGGACACGGCCTTCGAGAAGTCGAACCGATCCGACTACTCGGCCTGCACCACATGGGGCGTCTTCGACCACCCCAACCAAAATGGCGAGATGAAGCCCAACATCATCTGCCTTGACTCGTTTAAAGCCCGCATGGAGTTCCCGGAGCTGAAGCAAAAGGCCCTCGAGCTGTATCAGGACTGGGAACCCGAAACCCTGATCATTGAAAAACGCGCCTCTGGCGCTCCGTTGATCTATGAACTCCGGCAGATCGGTGTTCCTGTTTCAGAGTACACACCGGGCAAGGGAAGCGATAAGATTGCGCGTGTAAACGCAATCTCCGATCTCTTTGCATCCGGCATCGTTTGGTGCCCGGACACAAGGTGGGCGGATGAGCTGATGGAGGAGCTCGCGGCCTTCCCCAACGGCGATCACGACGACCTTGTTGACTCAACAAGCCAAGCATTGCTCAGATTTAGGCGCGGCGGCTTCATCAGTCTCGATAGCGACGAAGAAGATCAGCCAACCCTCCGCCGCAGAAAAGCGGCCTATTACTAAGGTGTAAACATGGCAACGAACATTGACAAAGCGCTGTACCAACAACCCATGGGCTTGGCCGCAGAAAATCAAGAGCCTATCGAGATCGAGATCATCGACCCCGAGGCAGTCAACATCGACATGGGTGATTTGGAAATCAGCATCCAGAAGGGTGAGCCCAGCATCGATGACTTCGACGCCAACCTTGCCGAGTTTCTCCCAGAGAGCTCCATCCAGCTCATGGTCTCCGACTTGGACAGCGACATCGACAACGATCGCAACTCCCGCAAGGAGTGGGAGAAAGCCTACGTCACCGGCTTGAAGCTCTTGGGCCTGCAGATCGAAGAGCGCACCGAGCCTTGGGATGGTGCCTCCGGTGTGTTCCACCCCATGATCACTGAGGCGGTTGTCCGCTTCCAGTCAGAGACCATCACCGAGACTTTCCCTGCGGCTGGTCCTGTGCGGACCAAGATCATCGGCAAAGAGACCCCGGCCAAGAAAGAGGCCGCTCAGCGCGTCCAAGAGGACATGAACTTTCAGCTGACCGAGGTCATGCAAGAGTTCCGACCAGAACATGAGCGCATGCTCTGGAGCCTCCCCGCCACCGGCTCGGCATTCAAGAAGGTCTACTTCGACCCCAGCATCGGCCGGCAGACCTCCATCTTCATCCCCGCAGAAGACATCCTTCTGCCCTACGGCACCTC